GTTATAAGACGGCATTTAGTAAACTTGAAAGCGTAAATCGTGGAGTAGGTATGCTGGTGGGAGCTTGTGCCTCTCTAGATTATGATATAAAAGATAAGTTAGGAGAAGGCAACTATATTGGTATTAGGACGAAAAATTTAAATAGTATAATGAATGTACGTCCAAATCCGTATCAAACTATTCAAGAATTTAGAACTAATATATTTACTGACTTTTTATTAGAAGGTAACGTATTTATATATTATGATGGGGCCTTCCTTTACCATTTACCAGCAGCACAAGTACAGATAATTACAGATGAGAAAACATTTGTTAAGGGATATAAGTATAACGGTTTGGTAAATTTTGGACCTAATGAAGTAGCCCACTTTAAAGACCTAAGTGGAGATTCTATTTATAGAGGAACCAGTCGGCTTGAAGCTGCTGAGCGTAATATGCGTATCCTATATAAAATGCAGGATTATCAAGAAACTTTCTTTGATAATGGCGCAGTTCCAGGATTTGCGTTAGGTACAGAAAATACCCTTAGTCAAGTAGCAAAAGATAAAACTGTAGCTATGTGGTCTCGTAATTACAGTGTAAAGAATGGGGCAAAGAAGCCTATTATTATTGATAGTGGATTAAAACCATTACAACTATTTAATACCAGTTTTAAGGAAATGGACTTCGACCTTAGTGTAGCAAGTTTAAATGTTAAAATTCTTGAAACCATAGGCGTGCCACCCGTCCTCCTTGACGGAGGAAATCAGGCAAATATCTCTCCAAACTTGAGACTCTTCTATTTAGAGACAGTCCTACCAATTGTAAGAAAGTATATTTCCGCCATGGAATTCCTAAGCGGGTATGATATTGAAGCTATAACTAGCAGTGTGTCAGCGCTACAGCCTGATATTAAGGATATTGCGGCCTACCACGTAGGCTTAGTAAACGGTGGAATCCTTACAGCCAACGAAGCCAGAATCGAACTAAGATACGAAAAAGACAAAGACCCTGAAAGCGATAAACTCCGTGTACCAGCAAATATTGCCGGTTCAGCGGTACAGCCTAACGTTGGTGGAGCCCCTAAAAAAGAGCCTCCTAAGTAATTATTGAACAACAAAAATTAGCTATTGACAACGCAGTGCTCAGGTGGTATAATGGGAACTGCGTAAAAGTGCGGGCATAAATTTTTAAGAGGAGTATAGATGACTATTAAAGACAAGGTATTCAGCCTTAGTAGTCAGTTTACGAAAGAGTTACCATCTGCGGAAGGGGCTATAGAAAGCATCTTCATCAGCGGCTATGCCAGCGTTAATTCCCCCGACAGGGTTGGTGACGTAGTGCCTAGCAGTGTATGGGACAAGGGAATGACAAATTACCTTAAAAACCCAATCGTACTGGCATATCACGATCATGATGACCCAGTTGGTCGTGTAACAGAACATAAAGTAGACTCTCGTGGTCTATGGGTTAAAGCAAGAATCTCCGCAGCGGCAGAAGAGGTTTTCAATCTAATTAAAGATAATGTTCTTACCGCCTTCAGCGTTTCATTCCGTGTCCTAGACGCAGAATATAACTCTGTTGCAGAACTTTTCATTATTAAAGAGTTAGAATTAATTGAAATTTCTGTGGTATCCGTACCATGTAATCAAGATACTCTATTCAGTCTTTCCAAGTCATTCTCCAATGATGAGGAATATAAGTTATTCAAACAGTCGTTTGTACCCGAAAGCGCTTCAGCTAAAGGGCTAGAATCCTCTACGGAAACAAAAGACACAACATCAAAGGAAATTGGAATGGATCCAAAAGAATTACAAGCCATGCTTGACAATGCTGCTACTAATGCTGCTGAACGCGCAACCGCTGCTATCCTAGCTTCACAAAAAGCGGATAAAGAAGCTGCCGAAAAAGCTCTAGCTGACGAAGCAGTCATGCAAAAACGTATTGCAGAAGCTGTTGCTGCTGTTACACCTGCGCAAACTGGAGCTGAGAAGCTTGTTGCGGAAGTTACAAAACGTTTAGAAGAAACTACAGAAAGCAATAAGAAAGCTCTAGAAGGACTAGAAGCAGTTCTTAAAGAGAAAGCTGCTGAAATCGAAGCTCTTACTAAGAGCAAGATGCAGTTCAATGATAAGAAAGGCGAAGGCATTTCGTATCAAGAGAAAGAAAATGCTTATCTATTAAGTAAAATTACTAGTAAGGGTATTGAAGAAACCAAGTATGGACGTGGACTAGTTGAAAAATATGGTGCTCACGTTAATGCTGCTGTTTGGGAACTAGAAGTTTCTCTAAACATGGAAAATGAAATTCGTCGTAAATTAGTGGTTTCTCCTCTAATGCGTCAGATTGCTATGCAAACTAACGTTATGACGTTCCCTCTAAATCCTGAAGCGGGTCTTGCTACTTGGGTTGCTAATACATCGTTCGGAACTACAGGTTCTGTTGGTAATACAGTAACACATACACTAGGTCAAGTTACGTTAAACGCATATAAGGTGGCAACATCTGAATATATGGCATTTGAAGAAGAAGAAGATTCTTTATTCATCATTATGCCTATCGTTCGCGATGCTATGATTCGTCGTGTTGCTCGTACTATCGATCGTGCGTTCTTATATGGTGCTACCGATCCTGTTAAAGGATTAGCTGCATATGACACAACATCGGTAGTTAATGTTGCAACTACTACAGCTGTAACTGTTGCTAATATGCGTTCACTACGTAAAGATATGGGTGCATGGGGTCTTGATCCTGTTGATGTTACCTACGTTGTTTCGCAAGACGTTTACTACGATCTACTAGATGACACACTATTCCAGACAATGGATAAAGTTGGTGTTAATGCTACTCTTCTAACTGGTCAAATTGGTGTGATTGGTAATAGCCCTGTGCTAGTATCAGCCGAATTCCCAACTAAAGCTAGCGGTTCAGTTACAGCAACTACTAACTATGCAGCTATGGCAGTTGCTACAGGTAACTTCTTAGTTGGTAACCAACGTGGTCTACGTCTTGATACTCAAGACTTAGTTGAGAAACAAACTAAAGTATTAGTTGCTTCTCTACGTACTGGTATGACTCAGCTAACTACAAACCTAGGACACGGGGTTTCAGTTCTTCGCTGGAGCTAAAACTCTGAAGATAAGGGCTTCGGCCCTTATCTTTTATAATGATACCTTGGTACCATTATAAAAGATTTTATAAGGAAATAACATGGGACTTTCTCTTGTAACGCTGGCCGAGTATAAAACATATGCAGGGATCTCCAGCACTAATCAAGATGCGGAGATTAATGCTCTAATACCCATTGTCAGCCAATTAGTAAAAACAATATGCGGACGTAGTTTTAATGATTATGTTAATGATGCTAAAGAGGATATAACTAGTGGCGGATGGCCAAAGTTATATTTAACAGAAACTCCTCTTTTAAGTGTATCTGGTGTTGAATATAGTACAGATTATGGAAATACTTATACCTCATTAACGGAGTTCATAGATTATGCGGTGGATAGAGAAGATAATAGCATTTGTAGTATTGGTAATGATAGCAGGGGTTATCCTATCGAGTTCCCCAAATATATTAATGGGTATAAGATAACCTACTATGCAGGATATGAAACATTACCTGCAGATTTAAAAGTTGCAGTATTAGATATGCTTACCTACTACATTAAACATGAGGGTAGTGTTCATAGTCCTAAAGCTCCGGGTACTAATACAGTGCAGATCGAGTATATTACTAATACTAAGCTACCAGCACATATTTCGCGAGTACTTGACCTATATACTGCGAGTTTTAATTAATCATGGCAACCACCACTCCTTTTAGAGATAAAGTAGAAGCTAAATTAAATCAGAGTACAGAGAGCGTAAGAAAAGAAATACTTGACACAAAAACTCATTTCATGCCTCTTACAGTAGAGATACTTAGTAATACTATAGGACTATTTTTTAAAGGATTGAAAAAAGATGCCGAAGGTAACTCAGATTTCCTAGATAGGGCAGCTATTTCAGTAAAACTGAGATCTAATATACAAGATAAAATAAATAGAATTATTCCTACTAAGATACTCAGAGATGATTCAGGTACTCTTAGAACATTAAACGGTAAAGAACTTACATTGACTAGTGTAAAAGTACCAGTATTAGCACAGGTAATAGATAGTAAGGGAAATTTTATAGGAATTCTATCTAATACTGATAAAGAGGGCTACTCTGCTTATGAAAGATTAAGGCTGGGTATATTTAGATATATAGAGTCTAAAATTAAAGTAGATAGCGAGCCCTATAAAAACATGGGGTATACTCCCGGGGCTGATATAGGACATACAATAACCTCTTTAGAAAACGGCGATAGACTAGGCACTACCCCCGTACAATATCAAGCAGATATATTTAAGAATTTATTAGATCAAGAGGTAAAAAATAATCCTGCAGCTATCGCAATATTAAGTAAATTTAATGATTTACAGAGAGATTTCCTAAAAGATACACACGCAGAATATGGTGACACCGTAGAATTATATCTAGATAAAGATTTTAGAGATAATCTTATATCTTTAAAAGTTAATTTAGTATTACCACAGGATACTTTACAAAATAGGTGGATATTTGGTATAAGAGAAAAGAAATTTTTAGAGGAGATAACACTATTAATTACTCAAATAAACTTTTCCAGAAATATAAAGGAAGAGGTTATACATAGAGTATTAGCTGCTATAAAAGATACTAAAGTTGTTAATACTAAAAGTAGTCTGACACTAAAACCTATTAAAGTAAAAAAAGCTAAGATTATTCCTCGTACTAGTCTACCAAAGGGTACTACCAAGTTTAATAACGCAGCCAGAAACCTTAGCACCGGACGATTTACGTCAGTTACTAATCTTCGTAACCTATTAAATTTCCACCTACACGATGTAGTGGCAGCAAATATGGGTAAGGGTCAACCTCCTAGCCGCATCCTAAATTTTCAAACCGGACGTTTCGCAACGTCAACTGAGGTAGAACGAGTTAGTATTACTAGACAGGGAGAAGTACAGGCTTTTTATAATTATATGAAAAATCCTTATGCTACATTTTCTGAGGGTGGAGCACAGCAGTTTCCACGCACACGCGACCCTAAGTTGCTAATCTCTAAAAGTATTAGACAGATAGCAGAAAAGATGGGTATTAATAGAATGAGGGCCATACTTGTATGAGCAGAAGAACCAGTATCGTAAATGCCTTCGCAGAAAAATTTAAGGTTATAGACGGAACTGGTTCTTACAAGACTAACATCTTTAACAACTCGTTCGCTAAACTTAAGTTCTGGGACGAGATTTCAGACTTTCCAGCTATATATGTTGTAGCTGGATCAGAGACAAGAGAATATATGCCGGCTGCCTTTGCCTGGGGATTCTTGAATATCTCTTTAAAGATATATACCAAAGGCGAAGATTCACAACAATTACTAGAAAATTTGTTAGAAGATGTTGAGAGTGTAATAGATGGTCTACGAGGTGTATTAATATACGATTCGACCAATAACTATGACACTGCTGAAATATCTATAACTTCTATAACTACCGATGAAGGTTTACTAGCACCATATAGTGTTGGAGAAATGAATCTTTTGGTTAGATACCAAGTAATGTAATGAGATCCCGTACCTCTTAGTACGGGGAAACAAGCGCAATATGTACCAATACAGATAATAATCTAGTTAGTGTACTAATAACGCACAATCTTTAAAGGAAAGATACATGGCATCAACATTCAATCTTGTACGCAACTCTCGCGTATGGTTTTCTGGAAACGTAAACGCTAATACAGGTAATCTA